CACATTTACTGCTGGCTCTGGCAGCGGAAAGACCTCAATCATGCGTCACATTGCAACTGACTTGCTCGAAAAAGGGGAATCAGTTGGCATCTTGGAACTTGAAGCAAGTAATAGAAGAACCGCACTTGGATTGATGTCCACAGCTGTTGGAAAAAATTTAAATATAGGAGAACATGATGAACGAGAACTTCGATCCGCTTTTGAACATAGTATCGCTAATTGGAATCTCTATTGTTTTGATGGCTTTGGTAGCTTTGATCCAGACGTCATATACAATAGGATCGAGTATCTTGCCAGTGGATTGGAGTGTCGTGTTATATTCTTAGATCACCTTAGTATATTATTGTCTGGATTGGACGGTGATGAACGCAGGATGATAGATGTTACTATGACTAAATTAAGGTCATTAGTAGAACGTACAGGTATCGCATTATTTTTAGTATCACACTTAAGGAGAAGTAGTAATGATAGGGCTTCGCACGAAGAAGGAGGAAGAGTTAGCTTGTCCTCACTTAGAGGATCTCACTCAATTGCTCAAATATCAGATTCAGTTATTGCCCTCGAAGTCGATCAGCAGTCCGATTCTGAGAGAAAACTTACAACAGTTAGAATCCTTAAGAATCGTTATTCAGGCGAAGTTGGCCGAGCGTGTGAACTAGCATATGATTTAAACACATGTAGATTTATTGAACATGAAACTGAACCCGAATTCAACCCAACCACCGATTTTTGAGAACGGTAATTATGAACACCCATGGTATAAATTTTTAAATAAACCTAACCCACCTACCCAAGAACAAGTTGACAAAGCAAAATTCGTTGATAAAACCCACAAATGGCGTAGGGACTCTCGTATTTGATTTAGAAACTAACGGACTATTAAAGAATGCCACCAGAATACACTGCGCTACAATATATTGGGTCGAAGATGATAGGACTGAAACATATAATGATGAGAAGTATTCAGAGGACTCCAAGGAATTACCGATGGGGAACCATTCCCTTACGACGGCTATTAACCATCTCACGGTTGCTGATACTGTCGTCGGTCATAATATTCTTGGGTTTGACTTACCTCTCATTAAAAGGCTCTATCCTTTCTTTGAGTATCCTCCTATTGTTGTCGATACTCTTTTGTTATCTAGGTTATATCATCCGAACTTACTCGATATAGATAAGAAACAAGAATGGAAAGATATGCCTACTAAATTATACGGTTCTCATTCTCTTGAAGCTTATGGTTATCGTTTAGGTGAACATAAGGGAGACTATGGAAAGACTACTGATTGGTCTGAATGGTCTCAAGAAATGGAGGACTACTGCAAACAAGACGTTATAGTTACCAAAAAACTATGCGAACATTTTCACCCTTACCTGATTGGGTCAAATTAGAACATCAGGTAGCACAAATACTTACACAACAGGAGATCCATGGATGGTACTTTGACGAAGAATCTGCACGGAAACTTGAATCAACTCTCAGACGAGAGTATGAAAGTACTACTCAATTATTACAAGAACGCTACCCTTACGTTAGAGGACCGGAATTTTGTCCTAAACGAACTAATAAGCGAACAGGATATGTTGAGGGAGCACCTTTCACAAAATTAAAGGATTTAAACCCTACAAGTAGGGACCATATAGCATGGATACTACAAACACATTATGGTTGGATGCCGTCATTAATGACCTCAACAGGCAAACCAGTCATAAACGAAACAGTACTAAAAGATATTGGGACGGATATTGCTCTCCAATTTCTGAAACTACTGGATCTGACGAAGCAGTTAGGGATGATATCCGAAGGCGTGAACGCATGGCAGAAGCTATGTACGAAGTCTAGGATACATCATCACTGTTCAGTCGCAACATCTACATTTAGATGTGCCCACCGTAAACCCAACCTCGCACAGGTTCCCTCAGATGAAAGATTTAGGAAATTATTTAAAGCCACCCCTTCTTTACATATGGTCGGTGCCGACCTTAGCGGTATTGAGCTCAGGATGCTTGCCCACTATCTCGCCCGATTTGATAAAGGACGCTATGCCGAAATCCTCCTTACCGGAGATATCCACGCCGAAAATGCCAAGCGCATCGGGATTACCCGCACTCAAGTAAAAACTGTAACTTATGCATTTTTATATGGGGCTGGAGATCAGCGCATAGGTCAGGCTTATGATAAACAATTATCAGATGAAGCAAAGAGAAAGAAAGGAAAGGAGATTAGGAAGGCTTATGTTGACGCCATACCAGGTCTTAAAGAATTACTGGAAGGCGTACACAAAGCTAGTGAGAAGGGTTATGTCCTTGGGCTTGACAAACGAAGAATACTTGTCGAGTCAAAACATAAGTCACTCAACTACCTACTACAAGGATCAGCGGCAATTGTCGCAAAAAGATGGATGGTTTTAGCTAATGAACATCTTCCTAAAACTGCTAGACAATTGGCATTCGTTCATGATGAATTACAATTTGAAGCGGAAAGTCACGAAGTAGATGACTTGAAATTTCTACTAGAGCTCACAGCAATGCAAGCTGGTGAGTATTACAATATGAGATGTCCAGTCGCTGCTGAAGCAAAAAGCGGTACCACCTGGGCTGATGTACACTAATTATGGAATTATTAATTGATGCGGACTTCATCGTATATAAGTCCTGCGCTGCAGCGGAGACTGAGGTTGACTTTGGTAACGATGTTATCCTTGTCACTTCTAACTTTAGTGATGCGTTATCCGCCACACGTAGAGAACTTACCAAGATTACAGACAAGTTTGGGGCATTCTCTTCTTTAAAGTTATTCTTTTCTGACAGTAAGAATTTCAGGAAGAAAATTCTACCAGAATATAAAGGGCACAGAAATCGTAAAAAGCCTTGTGGCTATAAGCGAGTCATACGTGAACTCAAGACTGAGTATGATGTTATTATTATGCCTACATTAGAAGCTGATGATGCTATGGGCATCTACGCTACTAAACACCCTGGTAATATAATTGTTTCTCCTGATAAGGACATGAAACAGATACCTGGAAAGTTATATAATTTAGATGAAACATTCACAGTCAGTGCGGAAGAAGGTGCCAAGTGGCACTTGATACAAAGCTTGGCTGGTGATCAAACAGACGGTTATCCAGGAGTACCAGGAATTGGTGTTAAGAGAGCTGAAACTCTCTTTGCTAAAGAAGGTTACTCTTGGAAAACAGTAGTCAAAGCTTTTGAAGATAAGGGATATACAGCCCTTACTGCAATTACTAATGCTAGACTTGCACGAATACTAACAGCTGATGATTATGACTTCAATAAAAAACAACCTAAACTCTGGAATCCCGGCCCCGATTACGAAATTAACGGTGGAACAGGATCTCAAGATGAGGCTGCTTGAAGATAAATTAAATATTGGATATGCAGAACATAAAAAAGATATTATAACTCTCTTTTTAGCATTACAAAGACAGAACTTTGTATTAGGAAATTCACTCACAAATTTAATAGAACATTGGCCTCATGAAGAAGTCATTTTTATCCACTCAGGCAAAGGAATTCAGAAAGAAATACAACATAAAAAATGATGCTACTGTTCCTTCTAGGAAGTATCAACAAGCTTTGATTGTAGAAGAATTCAATGAATTCATTCAAGCTGAAGGGATGTTATTTAGACATGGTAGAAATTTTCCACAAGAATGTCTAAAGGAACTAGCAGATTTAGTATATGTATGCTACCAATATGCTGAGAACATGGGCTGGTTTTTAGATGAAGCTTTAGACCGTGTTCATAAATCAAATATGTCCAAGCTCGGAGAGGACGGTAAACCAATATACCGAGAAGACGGTAAGGTTCTAAAAGGACCAAACTATAAACCACCAACTTTAGAAGATTTATTTTAATGACAGCTAAACTAATCTCCCGCACTGGTCGGGTCCAATCATGGTTGGATAACCCAGAATCTAGACTTCCAGTGAGTTGTACTGTCTTTGTTGTAGACGACTCTATGGAGGGTAAAAATGGAATCGAGGCATCGTGGCGATACGTCAGCCATGGACTCAGATTTGGAGCAGGCGTTGCGGTCCATCTATCTAAGCTCAGACCCAAAGGAAGTGAAAACGGAAAAGGTCTTACAGCGTCTGGCCCAGTATCATTTGGCAAAATCTACTCAACATTAAATGAAACACTTAGACGCGGAGGCGTGTATAAGAACGGTGCTTGTGTGTTGCATCTTGACATCAATCATCCTGACATTCTCGAATTTATTGAAACACCAAGAGATGAACTCCCGTGGGTCAAGAGATGTGTGGACCTTGATGCGTCGCAATGGCAAAACACTGATAATAAAATAAAAGATGCCTTACTTCACGGGCTTAAGAGTGGAGACATATGGTTAAACAAAATCAAATACGATAAAAATGGAAAAAGAATCTTCGGGAACGTGTGTCTTGAGGTTTACCTGCCCTCACGTGGAACATGCTTGCTCCAGCATGTCAATTTGTCAGCCTGTGAACCACGGGACTTACAAGAAGCTTTTGCTAGAGGTATGTCCGAGTTGTGCGATCTTCATGGGAGAACAGGTGTTGGAGAATCTGGAGAATACCTTCCGCCAGAAACAGATAGGCAAGTCGGACTTGGAATGCTCGGAATGGCCAACTTCTTACGAAGGAACAGCTTAACCTATGCTGAATTTGGAAAAGCATTAGAAGCAATTAATACACAAGAACCTCCGAATGGTTTATCAGATAATGCACATGATATTGCATGGCAATTTAAAGAAGCTATAGAAGGTGCTGCTTATATAGCTAAGAGACATTATATGGAAAGAGCTTTTGCTATAGCTCCTACTGCCTCTTGTTCATACAGGAGTAAAGATTTGGATGGTTATACAGCCACACCAGAAATAGCACCTCCAATAGCGCAGACTGTTGATCGTGACAGTGGCACATTTGGAGTGGAACACTATGACTATGGCGATGTCGAGATCGCCTCAGAAGTTGGTTGGGATGCCTATAAAAAGGTAACTGATCAAATGATGATAATGCTCGATAAAACGGGACTTCTTCACGGCTATAGCTTCAATTCATGGAGCGATGTAGTTACCTATGACAGGAACTTTGTGGAAGAGTGGTTACTATCACCCCAGACCTCCCTTTACTACAGCCTTCAGGTTATGGGCGACGTACAGGATAAGAGCGATGCGTATGCAGCATTAGATAAAGCCGAAGTCGATGATTACCTGCAGGACATACTCGGAAATGCCGAGCCGTTAACCTGCGATTGTCAAGAATGATGAGAAAACATCCCTATCAAAAATTATTAGAAAGAAAAAGAACTTGGACACCAGTCCAACCCACCAAAGGAGAAATTAAATACGGTGCAGAAGAAACCATCGAACGTGCTCTGGCAATACGTCATATGGAGCTACCAGTTGGAGAATTTATACGTGAAGGACTTGAAAAAGAAGTACCCCTACTTGCTAGGGAACTTCTTGAATCAAACGTTAAAGACGAGATTAAACATGATCTTGCCTTGGGCTATATAGTAAAAGCTCATGGCATTAAAGAAGATTCACAGTCAGAACAGGAGGCTTTAAGATTAAGAGATGCTT